TTTTGAGTATCATATTCGATGCCACGATAAACTACTTTTGACATTAGGGTTCTCCTTAGTTTTTTAGGTTAAAGAGCGTTCCTTCAGTCGGCGTTTGCGTTCGCTATTTGCGAATAGCGAATGAACGATCCGTTCCGCGTCGGCTTACTTCCGTCTGTTTCCAGATGAACGTAAGGTCATTATAGACCTGTTAGTATAGTTAGGCAAAAACTTCTGTAACTTTTGTTACCGTTCTATGTAACTTAAAGTATGAGTTGTTGCGTATAGTTGTTGAATAATAATATCACAACCGATCTTTGGATTGCAGTCTCCGCAAGTATATACATCTACTGCGGCCTTTCCCTCTTCCGGCCAAGTATGAATGCTAATATGACTTTCTGACAACAAGCAAATTACCGTAACGCCCTGAGGATCAAACTTCTTTGAGATAGTTTGAATCACAGTAGCGCCACTTGCAATTGCAGCGTTTTCCAGTAAATCTATGAGACAACGCTCGTCGTCTAAAAGAACAAACGAGCATCCATACAAGTTAAGTAGATAATGCTTTCCCATTTACTATGGATTTTCCTCCACCTCTTTAATTAATTGACTTACATAAGTTTCAGTACCATCCATAGTCTTAATCTCAAAAATAGAAGACTTTTGATATTTTTTTATCTTTTTATATTTTTTTAAAAGACTTTTTACTTCATCCTTGTAAATTGATACTTCAATTTTCTCTTCACTAAAACCTTCACTCATTTCTTTTTCTTTTTTTCTGGTTTTTTATATCCCCACAATTTTGGATTTGTTCTTCCATATCCAAAATCAATCTTTTTAATTGCCTTTGATCCATACTTATCATAGTACATATCAAAAATTCTAACTTTAGTTCCTCTTACCAAGTCAAGGAAAGTTTCTTCTCCAATAGCATACCAAATTAAGTAAGCATCATTGGGAAAAGAAGAATCTTTTGTTGCATCTAAAGTAGTTTTTTCTAATAAAATATCACAACCATAATTGCTGGGAAGAATATTTTTTTCTCCTTTTTTATACTCCTCCATATTTTTTCCTTGTGCTCTTTGTACAACTTCTTTAAGTTTATTCATGAACGACCACCCCATTGAATGTCGGGATATGCTTCTTTTACATTTTCCAAAGTTATTTTATATTTAGTTTGTAGTTTTTTGTCCTTCACAAGACAAACAATTTCTGCCTCAAGTGGATGAAGACCTTGAAGAATATTAATAAACATGGTTTCTCTACGAAGAGAACTTAGTCCATCATTACCACCTTTTACAAAATTATAAAACATCTGATATTCTTTTCTAATCGAAGATTTTCCCTGATCCATAGATCCAAGAGAATTTGAATTCAGTTCTTCCATCTTGGACACTGCATCTCCGATCTTCGCACTTAATGTTCCACTATAAGAAGTCTGCTCTCCTGCGCTTGCATAGGGAACATCTCCTGGTGGTAAAAGAGAAATTACAGACTCGTCAAAGTTCCAAATCAAAATAGTTTTTAATGAAGGATCATCATATGTTTGAAGAACTTCAACTTTTTTTGCATTTGATCTTTGTTTTGAAGCCAAATTCAAAATTTCAAAAATAAAAGGATTTGTTGGTAAAACTTCGATTGAAGTTTTAGGTTTCGTTTTAGTTGTGGTCATAATTTTCAATACAAATCAGTATATTAGAATAATCTTGGATATTTATCAATCTTCTTCATCTTCATTATCATCATATTCCTCATCATCAAAAAATCCTTCTTCAAAACGAACAGCTAATACTTCATCTGGTATTATATTCCCATTATTATCAAGAAATTCTGGATGTATATTACGAATACCATATATTCTTTCTACTTGGTATTGTTTAAAAATCCACCCACCAATTAAACCAATGAAAAGGAACATTACGCAAAATAAAGTTGTAAATGTCAGAATGATTGATAGTTCCATTTGCTTTCTCCAGAGAGTTTATTTCTTCCTAATATCAAAATGAAATTCTATGAAAAAATGAAACTCTCTACGAAAAAGAGAGATCATCTTACCAAATTTCACTTGAAAAGTTTTTGGTGCTGATTCTCTCTTCCTCCTATTCCGCAGTAATAACTCAACACCCCGATTAATCTGAGGCTCATTTTTATTTAGTTTTATTTTTGAATCTCCCTGGTCTTTTTTCATATTTATCTCCAGGTAGTTAAAATTAAATCAAATTTTGTTCTTTTAAATATTGAACTGTATCAGAACAACCTCCAAGATGTTGTTGGTCATTCAAAACAATTTGGGGGAAGGTAGATCCATCTCCAAATTCAGAATAAAATTCTTCGCGAGTAAAGTCAACATTCAATTTATAAACAACATGTTGCAAATTGGTTAGTTCCAATACTTGTTGAATTTTGGTGCAGTACGGGCACCCATCTTTAGAATAGACTGTAAATTTCATACCTTTGCTTTTTTAAAGTAAAATCATATCATTTTTTTTAATGCTTGTAAAGTCAAAGATTAATAATATCTTTTATTGTTAAATTTTTTCCTTCCATTTCCCACCAGTTAATTATTGTATTGTGAGACATTTCGTGTGTAGGTCTTTGATTGGATAAAAAATTTGTAGCATCATATCTAAGTAAATCAGATTCACATTTATAATAATCTTCTACAAAAAGTGGGAAACCATAAACAGAACTTATATTAACATCACGGTTTTTAGGATTTCCTAATGGCGAAAAAATAACAGTTTCTGCTACTGGATCTTTTGCCCACTTTGGTCTTGCATGGGAATCATTGCCAACAAAATCAAGATTAAAAGATCCATTTCTATAATAATGAGATATTAATTTTTTCGCATGATCTCTTGTAATCAAATATGCGCAAGCTGACCAATCGCACCAACATCTATGTCTAAGTTTAACTCCATTATTAGAGAAAACGAACATATCACCTTCTCTAATCCAACAAAGCTGAACACATCCCCAATCTTCAGGTAAAGCATTAAAAAACTCTTCCCAAGTAAAATTCCAATATTTAACAGTCTCAAAACTTATATCATCTTCACAGAAGAACGCATATTCTTCCTCAGTATCAAAATACCAATCTTTTATTGCTTTTAAGTGCGAAGTTGTTGGACCTCTACCAATACCATTCAATTCACGAAAAGATTCTCCAATATAATGGTGATCTTCATCATTATAAACTTCAAATATATGAGGTCTAATGTTAGTTAAATTATACTTATCAAATTTTTCATAAAGAAGTTTTCTTCTATCCTCAGATTTATCAACACTTATAAAGTTAATTGGAGGAAAGTTTTTTAATTTATGTGAATAATCAGTATATTCAATATTAGAAAAAACATCACTAACTCTATCTTGGATCTTATCAATTCTATTATTCCACCAAGATAAAAGATTATTTTGAACTTCTTGCAAATGGTCTTTATCATTTAAAAGGTCTTTACATATTTCTACAGCTTCACCCCAAGATTCGGCAAATACCCAAGGAGGATTTTCTTCATACCTAAAAGTATTTTCTATTTCTTCAAAAGATCCGACAACAACAGAAATAGCACCACACATTGATGCTTCATATAAACGAAAGCAATCTAAACTAGAATTTCCTCTGCCGCAAGGAACAAATATAGAATTGCTATAAATTCGAATTAGATCATCTTTATCAATTCCTTCCTGAGCAAAAAAGAAATCTTGAATATTACTTTTGAAGGTTTCTGTCATTTCAGTTCTATCACCAACCGAAACCCATTTTTGCTTTATATTATCAAAAAAACAAAATTCCCAATCTTTAATCTTGCCTATAAAAGACCAATTATATTTTTTTTCTGATGAGGGGACGGTCTTTATTTTATCAACTGGTGTTCCGTTACAATATCCAAGTGGAATATAGACTATGTTGTCATTCGGTACATTGGTTTTAAATTTACTATTTCTATACTCTTGATGATTATATTGCCTCAAAAACAATTCACAATAGTTCGAGAGTTCATTAAAGTGTTCTAAATCTTCATCTTTATATTCATCCGATAATTGAATGACAACTTTAGGTTTTGTTTTCAATACACATTCTAATACTTCATCGTAAGTAGGCGTATATCCCCAAGAATAGATATTTGGATCTCTACAACTATAAACAAAAACATCGAAATTTTCTGAAGAATTCCTCACTTCATCTAACGATAGAAAATGAGTTTTTTTAACATAACCTTTAGGAAGAATATCATTCATGATGTAATCATGTTCCCATATTTCATCTTTAGAATTTCTTCCAAAAAATAAAACTTTCATGTCTTTATTTTTTTCAACTTTTTCAGTTAAAGCCATTGATGTTCTTTTTTGTATTTTCTCCATTCTCATATCCCACCAAGATAATATATTGGTTTGAATTTGCTGAAGTGTGTCTATGTCATTCAACAACTCTTGACACTTTTTAACAGCATTCTCCCAAGAATCAAAAAATAACCAAGGAGGATTTTCTTCATATTTAAAAGTATTTTCTATTTCTTCTTGGGTTCCAACAAGAATCGGGATGGCCCCAGACATAGAAACTTCATAAGATCTCATTGTGTTTAATAGTTCCCATCCTCTACTACAAGGAACAAAAACTGAATTTGTATAAATTTCTATTAATTCTTCAGCAGGTATTGTTATAGAACCTTCATGAAGAAAGCAATAATTATCAGGAATTGTAGAGAAAGTATCAACCATAGAGATCCTATCAGACTTTTTTGCTCCAACAAAAGACCAATTATATACTCTCTCTTTTATAGGTTTTATCTTTTCTCTAGACACATCATATCCATTATAATGACCCAAAGGAATATGAAGTGTATTTTTAGTATATTGATAATTAGAGTGATTATATTGCCTCAAAAACAATTCACAATAATTTGATATGTTATTGTGTTCTTGTAAGTTTTCCTCATAAAATTCGTCAGATAATTGAATGACGACTTTAGGTTTTGTTTTCAATACACATTCTAATACTTCATCGTAAGTAGGTGTATATCCCCAACGATAATTATTTGGATCTCTAGCACTATAAACAAAAACATCAAAAGTATCTGAAGAATTTCTTACTTCATCTAACGATAAAAAATAAGTTTTTTTTAAATTATCTTTAGGAAGAATATCATTTAAGATAAAATCATGTTCCCATACTTCATCTTTAGAATTTCTTCCAAAAAATAAAACTTTTGTGGGACAAAAATTAATAGGTTTTTTATAGATAAAACATGCTTCAGATTCTGATACCTTAAAATTATCTAAGCATTCATTGACTGCTTTTTTAACGCCAGGAAACCAATCATAACATCCCTCTGGATAATAATCATGCCCTGCAAGTATCCCCCCTGGCTTCACTTTTGGCAACCACGCCAATATATCATTTTTTACATCTTCATATTCATGAGAAGCATCTATAAAAACAAAATCTAAAGAATCGTCTTCAAATTTTTTAGAAGCATTTAAAGAAGTATCTCTTAAAGGAATATAATATTCTTCAACGGGTTTCATATTATTTAAAAAAATATTATATAACTCAGAAAGTTCTTCTCTTCCTTGGTGATCAGGACCTCCTTCCCAAGTATCAACACAATAAAATTCAATATCTTTTTTTGAATTAGCAATCTCTACAGACATATAACTTGTAGACCTTCCCATCCAAGATCCAACTTCAACAATTTTAGACTCATTCTGGCAATTTTCTACAATTGACTTATATAAATTTGAATATCCGAACCAATTTTCACTACCAAAAACATTTTCATCAAAATAATAATGTTCTATCATAAACTTTTATTTTTATTAGAATTATTCTTATATATCTCTTTTTTAGGTGGTCTATAAAGACCTGGCCAAGTATCTCTAATAACTTCCGCAAGTTTATAAGGTGTTTCTGAACTAATCATCTAACGTGGTGTCCCCCAAACATATAACGCATTCCATTTAGGATTTTTGCTCCGAATGACCCGAGATTGCGTGAGTTAAATCTTTCAAATAATGCTGCAGTAATAACAGGAGCGGGAACCCCCAAGTCCACAGCGGCAGAAACAGTCCAACGACCCTCACCGCTATCGGATACGCCTCCAGAGAACTGTTTAAGGCTACCATCCCTGCGTAGCACATCAGCAGTAAGGTCAAGTAACCAAGACCCAACCACGCTACCACGACGCCATAACTCAGCAACCTCAGCAACATCAATATCATAGCAGTAACTTTCTGGGTCTGCCATAGGGGCAACCTCTGCGTCTCCTTCTCTAACATATTGAGCACCTGCATTAGCGTTCTTGATGATGTTAAATCCTTCTGCGTATGCCTGCATAATACCATACTCAATGCCGTTATGCACCATCTTCACAAAGTGTCCTGCTCCAGGACCACCACAATGCAACCAACCATATTCAGCAGAAGTCACATCAGATGTTGGATCCGTTCTATGGCAGGAGTGAATATCTGGGGAGAGGGCGGAGAATATCTTTGCACAAGTGGCGACTGCAGTATCTCCACCTCCAACCATAAGACAGTATCCACGATCCAAACCATAAACACCACCGCTAGTGCCACAATCAATATATTGGATACCAAGTTTTGCCAAACGTTCTGCTCTCTTCCGACTGTCCTTAAAATTGCTATTGCCATGATCAATAATAATATCTCCTTCACCACAATATCGTAGTAGTTCATTGATCGTCTCCTCCACGGTTTCGGCAGGTACAACCATTTGAAAGATGCCTGGTTGCTTCCTACCATTTTTATTTTGTTTAACTATTTTAACAAGATTTTCAATAGTAGTTGTAATTCCATTAACAAATCCTTTTTCAAACGCTTCATTTGCTTTTTCATAATTTCTCCTATATCCCCAAACTTCAATTCCGGATTTCATCATACGGCGAGACATTCCCTCTCCCATTCGCCCAAGTCCTATCAGTCCTACTTTCATCTAATCCTCCCAACTTTCGTACTGTTGTTTAAAATAAGCATCAACTTTTTTTAAATCATCTAAATGAATGTCACAACTATAATTATGATCATCACACCATTCTAATGCAAATGCATGTATTCTTTCATCACTTTTTGTTTTATTGACCCCATATATTCTTGCAAAAGAAGACATTACAAAATGCCAACACGGGTGGTCTGATTTCATTTCTTCTTTTTAGTATTAATAACTTCTTCCCAATCCTTCTGAAAGAGTTCTAGGCCCTTATCAGTCATAATGTTCTTATACATTGCCCAGAATACAATAGGGGGAATTGTAACGACATCTGCGCCAGCAAGTGCAGATTGTTCTACTTGCCTTACATCACGAAGAGATGCTGCAAGGATTTGTGTCGATGTGCCAGAGTAATCAAATGCCTTGCGAATATTTTTAATCAATTCAATTCCATCAATTGAATTATCCATCCAACGACCCACGAAAGGTGAAATGAATGTTGCTCCTGCTTTGGATGCAAGAATTGCCTGTGCTACTGAGAATACCAATGTTACGTTAGTTTTAATTCCAACATTAGAAAGAAACTTACACGCCTTTAACCCCTCAACCGTACAAGGAACTTTAATCGTAACATTGGGTTTAATTGTATAATAACATTTTGCTTGCGAAAGCATTTCATCTGCGGTTTCTGCAACCACTTCCGCAGAAATGCTTTCTAACTCTGAAAATATTGTTGCAATTTCTTGAATAACTTCTTGAAGTTGTCTGCCACTTTTGAGAATTAGAGATGGATTTGTAGTGACCCCATCTAGTAGTCCAGTCTCATATGCTGGACCAATCATTGAAACATCTGCGGTATCTAAAAAGATCTTCATATAAAAATAAGAACTCATCTCTAATTATAATGAGTTCTTATTAAGGTGTTAAATTTTGTTATGAATTGAAGATAATCAAAATCTTTTTGGAGTATATTCCGTTCCTTCTAAGAGTGTATCCAACATTGCCCCATATTCTTTAAATCTTTTGTCTCCTGCGATGAAACATCTTTGTCTCATCCATACTGCATCTGCAAGAAGTTTAATTTGTTCTTCTGAAAGTTCTATGTTTTTCATTAGTAAGAAGTAACTGGTTTATGTATTAGAGATCTTGTGTGACGGACAGTATAAACATAATGATTCCAAAGAGTTGGAATGCTAGGAGGATGTAGAAGAAGTCCATTGGTGTTTTTGTAAGTATTTAACCCCAATAAATTATTCCAAGAGTGAAGGCGACAAACACAATAACTGTGAATCCCATCATACCTACTCCTGCCCAGATTACCCAGGGTTCCATAGGATGGTGTTGGTTCTTATGAGACATTGAGATACTCAATCATTTTATGTAAGGTATCTATGTTGTCCCCCACTTCACCCAACGCAATGTTACATCGTTTGCAAAGAAGACCTCTAACCTTTCCTGTACTGTGGCAGTGGTCTACCATAAATTTTCCATGCTTACCACCAGGATCAGTAGTATTGCATACAGCACACTGATTGTTTTGTTCTGTAAGCATCTGATTGTATTCGTTGAGTGTTATACCATACAATCTTTTCAGATCATTATTTTTAGTTCTTTCTGGATTATCTTGATGTCGTTTTCTAACCCTTAAAATATCACAAGCCTTACATTTTGACTTACGACTATTTGGAGAATAGTTACCTCCCCTCAAATAAAACTCATCAATATCCTTTTCTATATTACAAGCAGTACAAACTTTCGTCCCTGACGTTTGAATAGGTCTCGGCATTCGTGCATTTTTCGTGTATTATTATTTATGCATTATAGCATAAAAAAAGAGACCCGAAGGTCTCCTTTGAAGAATATTTAATTTGTAAGAAACTCAACCGATGGTTGGAGCAGTGAGAGCAACAGGAGTTGCTTCAGCAGCAGCAAGATCCAATGGAAAGTTGTGGGCGTTTCTCTCATGCATCACTTCGAGCCCAAGTCCAGCAGAATTTAAAACATCAGCCCAAGTTTTAATAACATGACCCTGATTATCCAGAATACTCTGGTTAAAATTCAGACCGTTGAGATTGAAAGCCATAGTGCTAACGCCCAGGGCAGTGAACCAGATGCCTACAACGGGCCAGGCAGCAAGGAAGAAGTGCAGCGAACGTGAGTTATTAAAGGAAGCATATTGGAAAATAAGGCGACCGAAATAACCGTGTGCAGCAACGATGTTATAAGTCTCTTCCTCTTGGCCGAACTTGTAACCGTAGTTCTGCGACTCTTGCTCGGTGGTTTCACGAACCAGCGAAGAAGTAACCAGAGAACCGTGCATTGCACTGAACAGAGAACCACCGAACACACCAGCAACTCCAAGCATGTGGAATGGGTGCATCAGAATGTTATGTTCTGCCTGGAACACAAGCATGTAGTTAAACGTACCAGAGATACCCAGAGGCATCGCATCAGAGAAAGAACCTTGACCGAAAGGATAAACCAGGAACACAGCAGAGGCAGCAGCAACAGGTGCGCTGTAAGCAACCATAATCCAGGGACGCATACCAAGGCGGTAAGAGAGTTCCCATTCACGACCCATGTAGCAGTAGATGCCGATGAGGAAGTGGAAGACTACCAATTGAAAGGGACCACCATTGTAAAGCCACTCATCAAGTGAAGCAGCTTCCCAGATGGGATAAAAGTGCAGTCCAATAGCATTGGACGAAGGAATAACAGCACCAGAGATGATGTTGTTTCCGTACATAAGTGAACCAGCAACGGGTTCACGGATTCCATCAATGTCCACTGGGGGAGCACCGATGAATGCGATGATGAAACAAGTAGCAGCAGCAAGCAGCGTTGGAATCATCAGAACACCGAACCAACCGACATAAAGACGGTTATCGGTTGAAGTTACCCACTGGCAGAAAGATTCCCAGAGGTTTTCGCCAGAACGGCGTGAAGCAATTGAAGCAGTCATTTGTTTAAAAGTAAGTAGTCCATCAGGGAAATGGTGGAGATACTTATTTCTCAGTCACCCTCAGACTGAGATATGAGAGACGTTCTTATACACCCATAGGTCTCGGTTAAGCGGGTGTTTAGTAATGTTAAGAGTTGTGAGAAACCCGTAACATTTGTTTACCTATTTATCATAGCACCGTTAGGAAATGCTGTCAATAGGTCCAATTGCTCAGGTGGCACAGTATAAATAGAAACCGTTTTTCATAAATATCATTGTATCATCTGGGACGGTGCAGTGGCAAAGTCTGCAAACAAAGGTAAGAAGGGTTCTGCTGGCGGCAAGCAATCCAAGCAAAATCAAGGTAATGCGACTGCGAAAAAAGCAAAAAACGGCGGAAAGAAAAAGTGAGGTGCCACCTTGCCAAGAGAATGGAATACTCCCAAAAGGGAACCTTGGAATGCTCCTATCCATAATATTTTAAAAGCAATAGACAATCACACTCAAGAGTACTTTAAGAGTGGTGATTTGTGGCATTTAGAAAAAGCAGATATGTTAAGACAATATCTTCACGAACTTAAAACTTGGATTCATAAATCAGAAGGAAGATGAAAAAAATTTTTCTTATTGGATTATTGGTTATAAGATTAATTACCAATGATGGAGTATTTCTAAATGCCAGAAGAATCCCCCCAAAAAGACAACCAACAGAAGTCTTCAGATTCATCCGAAGACCAGCAAAAAAAGGAAAAAAGAAAGGCGAACCTTTTAGATAAATTAATCGCTTCTTTAGTTATTGGAACCTTATGTTACATTGGAATTACATTCATAAATTGTAATTTTATGATTCCGGGTTCAATGGAAAGAGCAGACGCATTGGGAGGATTAGTAAATCCCCCACCCTTAGATTGCAAAGAATCTGAGAGCAGGGGATATAATGCTTTATTTACTTTATTTACTGCACTACTTGGACTAAAAGCAAAGATGGATGATTAAGACTTCCATAAGTCCCCTTCTGCTTTTCTTCTTCTTGCCAATCCTGCCTCCACATTAGAACCAGGATTTCTATAAAGATACAAGGCATCAGGTACTTTATCCCATTCCTTATTCTTCAAGACTTTTGTAATAGTATTGAAGTTAGTTCCACCATAAAAACCTGCACCAAGATTATATGCAAAAGAAAGTAAAGCCCCTCTTTGGTTGTCATTCATCTCACTCCAGTAAGGTATTTTTTGTATAGAAGGAAGAAATCTATTTTCAACATCAAAAACTAAAAGTCTATCTGCATACTCTTGAGTGATTCTTTTTCCTATTTTAAATGGTTGCCCATTAAAATCTTTAGTGCTTCCCCAACCAATAGTAATTGGCAACCCTCCTGTTAGTGGGTCTGGATAAGCATTTAAATGACAACCCTCAAACTCTTTTATCAATTCAATGCCAACTAACGGAACAGTATTATTAGTTGGCGTTTCTACTTTTTTACATCAAATAGTCTTCCCCATCCATCATTACCTTTAGGGCACCACCTACGAGAAAGGTCACTTCTCTTATAAACAGCACCTTTACCATTAGTTACTGCACCAGTATAACCATCGTTGAGTGATCCATAAGGATCATTTACGACATAATCTCCACTAGGAGTTTTGCCAATCACAACTACCATGTGTCCTCCCGTGGGGTTAGATAAAGGACCGCGATGAAGAATACCAATAACAACAGGTCTATCAGCGGCAAGCTCTCTATCAAGATCATCAAAAGTAAGACTGTAGGAGAAACTGGATTTAATACCGTATGACGCAAGAACCTTGGTCTGAACCAAATGATCAGTAGTGTCACCGATTGAAAAAACTTTTTGTAGATAGGCGTCGTCGCCTTTTGCTCCTTTTAAAGTACCTGGTTTGAAATACTCAAGGCACATAGCACAGGCAGAAGAATTGCAAGTTCTATTTGCATCTTTATAATTGTCTGTTTGTGGATAGAAGGGAACGGGTAAAATTGTTGATTGTGGTTTGTCTTCTTTTGATCTATAGATTCTCACCCAATTAGCACTATCTTCAAGCAAATCCTGAGACTTTAAAAGCAAATCCTTTTCGAGTTGATCAATTGCTGCAACGTGCTTTGGATTTTTTTCGTCATAAAACTTAAAAAAGTTATGAAGATCTATAAGCATTTTATTTTATCCAACCCTGCAATTTATTTATTAAAAAAGAGGGTTGTTACACCCTCTAATTTATTATTTAACTTTTCAGATAAGAAAGAATAGTTTCTGGATTAGTAACCTCATATGGGTCAGTATCCGCATTATCCCGTTTTCCTGCTTCTACAAATAACTTTTCAATAATTCCATCATTCACCACAGCAGCATAACGCCAAGAACGATCTCCAAAACCAAGATTAGACTTAGTTACAAGCATTCCCATAGATCGAGTAAAATATGCATTACCGTCTGGAATAAGTTTTACTTTCTCAATACCTTGACCTTTCGCCCAGGCATTCATCACAAACCCATCATTAACAGAGATGCAGTAAATATCGTCGATGCCACTACCAATAAAGTCGTCGTATTTCTCTTCGAATCCAGGAAGCTGATAGGCACTGCAAGTAGGAGTGAAAGCACCAGGCAGACTAAACAAGACCACACGTTTTCCATCGAAAAGTTCTTTAGAAGTGCGAGTTACAAATTCACTGTTCTCACGAAAAATAAATTCTACATTAGGAATTTCATATCCTTCTGCTCTCATAGAAACCTCCATCAGAACACGCCAGGAATAATTTGACCAGTAATAAGGTAAGAACCAACGGCTGCAACGAAACCAATCATTGCGAACCAACCATTAATACGCTCACTGCGCTCGTTAAAAAGATTTTTCATTTGTTTTCTCCTTGATAAGGGTGTCGTTGTTTGAGTTCAGGATTTGGTCGTGAAGGAACAACTGGGTTCCTTGACTTGTTTTTAATTACGATGAAAGCATCGTTCTGATAAGATACTGTTCCAAATGGTTTTGCCCATTTTGGATTTGCATTTGGACTAGTAGCAGTTCCTGTGACTGCTACACCACCAATTTCAACTGAAATATCATCATCTTTATCCCATCCAAGAGTTTCAAGAGCAATTGCGAATTGCCCAAGCATTCCAGGATTGCCCATAACTTGCTCCTCTGGTTCAAGGTTACCAATCACAGGTTTTCTTCCTGTTCAGTAAGAATTACACAATCACTGGTGGGATAAGCAACGCAAGTGAGAACCCAACCTTCTGCTTGTTGGTCATCATCAAGGAACGATTGTTCTTCATTATCAACGGTGCCAGAGATGAGTTTTCCAGCGCAAGCAGAGCAAGCACCTGCCTTACACGATGAAGGGAGGTCAACACCTGCCTCTTCTGCTGCTTCCAAAATATATTGGCCATCAGCACACTCGATAGTAGTTTCGGTGCCATCAGGGGATTGAAGAGTTACATTAAAAACGGTCATTAGTAAGTCTCACAAAGTTTTTCTACGGATGCTGCCAACAGAACGAAGAAGGCAACTGAGGTCATTGTAAAGATAGTTGAAGTCATTGTCAAGTCTCAAACTACTCCAAAGAAGAGGTGCCCAGTGAGAGCATAAGAAATAGCGCCAGCAACAATGCCGACCATAGCCCAGCGTCCATTCATTTTCTCCGCTTTCTCAGCATAGGGTTCAATACCATAACGCTCAAGGTCTTCTTTGGTCATATACATAGCAGGTTCTTTAGCGAACATGTTCATTTGACCAAATTCGTTTTTTGTTACAGTCATTTTTAGATTCATTAAGAATTGTTACACAATTATATAGGAAAAATAAAGAGGGGTCAAGCCCCTCTCGTAGTCATTTATACCTAATTTTGTCAGGATTTACTGACCAATGCGACCAACAGCAAGTCTTGAACGGTTCAGAATAGAACCAGAAAGAGGGACATATCCAAGGTCATCAGCAATAGATTGTGCCTTAGAGCTCAGAGCATAGTTCAAAGCATTACGAATATCATATGCCTTAGCACCATTACCAGTACGATATGCAAGAACCCAAGTCAAAGTAGAAATAGGATATGCATTTGCACCAGGAGGATTTGGATTTTCGCCAGCAAGATTAGCATCAAGTTTGATATTATTCAGAGCGGCAGCACCAGATGTAGCGGTAGGAAGAACAAACTTACCTGCCTTGTTTTGAATTGCTGCTGCCTGAATTTTATTTGCTTTAACAAATCCAGTATTCACATAACCGATAGAACCAGGGGTTTGACGGATGCGACCAGAAACACCTTCGTTGCCTTTTGCACCAACACCAGTAGGCCATTTAACTGCCTTACCTACACCTGGACCCCATCCACCAAAAGCATCAAGAGAGTTAGTGAATGCGTAAGTGGTTCCAGAACCATCAGAACGATACACAGGAGTGATAGGACCAGCAGCACATCCAACTTGGTTCCAGTTCTTAATCCGACCAGCAAAGATATCTACAGTTTGCTTCTGAGTAAGTTTCAGAGTACAACCAGGTTTGTTATAAGCAACATCAATCGTTCCACCCACCATAGGGATTTGAACAACACCACGCTTTACTTTGGCGGCATCCGCTGCGGAGATTGGTTCGTCACTTGCTCCGAAGTCAACTGTGCCCGCAATGAATTGACGAACACCAGCACCAGAACCAACGGACTGATAATTAACCCTACTCCCAGAAGTTCGTGCATAATCTTGGAACCATCGTTGAT